GTTCAGCGCTGCAGCCGTTACTATATTCGAGCCTTCGATTGCAACAACACCTGCTGATACTCTGGACAGTGTGGTGTCTGTTGCGTGGCCGAGTTCGATTGTTGAGGCGGAGAATGCCTGCGAAACGGACCCGGCCAGGGCGGCGAATGTTGTTCCCAGTGTCGTTTTGATATTCGCCCACGACAGTTTTTTGATTATATTCCCGGCTGCGGAATCCATCAGGCCGACCATATCCGCGTCGGCGGGTGTCGTTTTTTCCGTTGCCCCGGCAATCAGATTACCAAGCTCCTGCGCGCTCAACCCTCCCTCGATCTTGTTCCACGTGGTGCCGTTGAATGCCGCCGCATCCCCGACCGACCATGAGCTGATGCCATCCAGCGTGGTTGTGCCATCGACCGAGACGACGTAGTAGTACCCTTTCGTGCCGGCTCCCGAGGCCAGCGTCGGGGTGTTTGTCGAGGCGTTCCACGTTCCCTGGTAACTCATCGCCCCGAACGATACCGCGCCGCTGAACAGCGCGAACTGGCGAGAATCGGTGTAGCTGGTGACGCTGCTCGCCCCGGCGACGATCGAATACAGCCGCCAGTAAGCATCGGTATCGTTCCAGTTCGTCGTCGTCGTCGAGACGCTCACCGCGCCGCTGCTCTTGGCCGCCACCAGGTAGTTGGTTTGTGATGCAGTAAGGGACACCGTGCCGTTGGCGATCTGCGACATAGTACCCGCAGCGATGGTGACGTTGCCGCCGTAGTAGCCCCAGGTCAGCCCGGTGGTGGTGGATGCCCTGCGCCCGTAGGTGGTAGCGGCGGAGGCGGCGTCGAATAGTGCATTGGCTGTAATCTCTTTCGATGCCTGGCTGCTGCTGATCGTATCCAGATTCGTGGTGCTGTTTGCCATTATGTTACCCCTCTCGCTTCATATCCGTTGCCGACCGTGGCCGACACCTGGTAGACCTTCCAGTACACCGTCGCCTGCGGTGCGCCGAAATCCGTGGTCTGATCCGCCGCCGTGTAGGGTGTCGTGGCCGAGGTCAAGCCGGTGATGGTGCGTTTAATTGTAGCATAAGCCCCGCTTGCATAAATTTCCACCACATACGCCTCGCTCGCCTCGCCCAATGGCACATCTGAGTAATTATTCCAGCCGCCGCTCATGCGCGTGCGGCGCACCCATTTCAATGTCAGGTCTCCGGCCGCATTCCTGCCGCCGCCGAGATGCACCGGCGCATAGGGAATCTGCGCCACGGCTGTGTTGGTGAAATTGATCGTGCTCGCGTCGTCGAGGAATCCGCCGAACGACACGCCCCGGTATTTTCGCTCCAGATCATATTCCGCCACCGCGCCGCTGAATAAATAAGTGGTGCTGCTGCTCAACAGCACGAAGCGGTCGCCGGTCGCATGGGTAGAGCGCGCCCATTCCGTCCCTTGTCTGCCCCTCAACAGGCCGGTGAGCGTATAGGTTCCGGCAGATACCAGCGTCGCGTCTCTGAATTGGATGATCTCATCGCCCAGCAATGCCACGTTCGCGCCGTTCAGCACGTTCAATTCCGTGTCGCTGGCCAGTTCGCCGTTAATCATCACCACGGTCACGCTGTTGGATTCGTCGAAAATGTTCTGCGTGAAGTCGCCCAGCACGGTCGAAGCGGTGCCGATTGCCGCATCGTTCAACAGGCCGTTGCCGAAACTGTTCCACGTGGCACCACCATCATTTGACTTGAATGACTGCGCGCCATACCACCCATCGCCGTATCCGCAAGCGGCGGCGTAAAAGCCGACGCCGTCATCCTGGTCGCGCAGGATGGGGATGTCGAGCAGCAGCAGGTTCGTCAGCGGAACGCCGGCAACAGTTTCGACGGCGGCAGGCAGCTCGGCGGCGGCTCCGGTCTGACTGTAAACGGAAATGTCCTCCAGCACCGCCTGGCGTGCATAAATCCCGCCGCTGGCATCCTCGTCCACGATGCGCATCACGTAGCTGCGCCCGTCCTTGGTCACGGTGATGATGTCGGTCGGCTCCAGGTAACTGTACTTCCATCCGTGTGCTTGGGCGAAGGTCGTTCTGCCCGCCCATGAATCGTACATCAGCACGTCGGCGATCTGCTTGGCCTTCGTCGCGGTCATCGCGATGGCGAGGTTGACTGAAATCTTGTTTTCGCTTTCGGTGGTTAATCTCTGCGTGCGTTGCGTACCTATCAGATAGGCCGAGCCGGTGTCCATGTATTGCACATTGCATTCGACCGGCAGCTCCATTTCCTGCCGGCGCGTCGTGATGAGCGTATCCGGGGGAGCTGAGCCGTATTCATGCGCTGCCAGGTCATCTTCGGGAATCGAGACAGCCGAAGAACCGCCGCGCTTGACGAACTTGATCTTGCCGTCGGACTCCACCGCGTCGAAATAAAACGCCTGCATCAACTGCTCAAGCTGGGCGCGCGCCGTGCTGCGCTGCACCACATAGCCGGAAACCTCGTCAGTCAGCGCGGTCACGTCGATCTGTCCCGCCGTCAGTCCGGCGCGCGTGCAGATGTCGGAGGCGATGGAGGAGAGGGAGGCGATTGTTGCCGTCAAGTAATACAACAGACGAACGATTGTTGCATTTCCATTCGTTGAATGTGATACGTAAAAAAAGTATTCGTCCGTTGATACATCGCAACCATAACTGATGCCGGCTGATAAAGGTGTATATTGATCGCTGTCAACATCAATAAATCCAGAGGAATTTGCGCAGGAAACATATAATTTACCACTTGAGCCAAATCTCAAATCCATCACCCCGGATGCAGTGCTTGTTAATGTGTCAACCAGGCTGAGTGTTCCGGCATCGTACACGCGCACGACGGTCATCGACGCGCTGGAGACATATAGCTTTGATTTATCTTGGTTGTAAATCGCTGTTGTATTACCCGCATATCCGGTTGAAATAAAATTGGTTGTAATCCCCGTGAGCAAATTCAGTCTGTTAATGACCCCGTAATAGCACCCAATTAGCAAAAGCGATTGCCCGTCATATTTTATGCTTTCCGGATATGTGGATGTTGAATGTGAAGCGACTATTGAATAATCGCTCAATCGGATTTTATGCACAGTGTGGATTTGACGCATTGCAACGAAGGCATACGCAACGCCTTCGATTTCCGCAATCGCTATGCCATATGCTTTATTCCCTAGCGCAACAGTCGTTACGACTGCATCCGCATTCAAATCTATTACCACCAATGCGTTCCCGCCGAAACTGGTAACATATAAATAATCGTTATGGATCGCAGCTGATCTATTATCAGTTACCCCTATAGCAATTGTTTTGATGTATGCACCAGTCGTTCTGTTCAACACGCATACGCCATTGCCGATGTAATACGCTCGATCTTTGTGTGTCAAAACACTTCTTGCATTGAATGGTGAATAATCCACTGTAGCAATTTGACTCGATGAACCAAGGCGAACCACCTCAAACTCAACATTCGGCGTGCGATTGCCGTGATCCGCCAGTTGCAGATTCTCGAATACCACATAGGCAATGCCGCGATAGGCCGGGGTATCAGCCGCGCCGATGTGCGCCTGAATCAGGCTGTCGGCGGTCTGTGTCTCGCTGCCGGTATAGATGCGGATACCTGCCGCCGATTTGTTGCTGGCGACGATGGTCGCGATGTCCGCCGTGTCGGAAAGGTTATAGATCAGTTTGCCGTTCGCCCATATCTTTCGGACTCCGGCGATCTCGCCCTCACACAGCGCCACCGCGAACGATTGCGAATAGGTGTAGTTGGTCTGCGTTACCGAACCCCCGCCGCCGCCGCCCTTGCCGCCTCCGCTCTGTGTGGTGGTATGTGCTGTCTCGACAATATCACGCGCCCATATCATGTTGCCGGCGATGCGCATCGAGCCGTAGACGATGGGGATGGGATTTCCGTAGGTCGAGGACTGCACCTTCAGATCGCCGAGACGCGGTCCCTGCTGATAGATGTTTTGCCCCTTTGGCCCGAACAACATTCCGCCGACCGTGAGTCCGATGTTCCAACCCATCGCAGCCGTCAGACCGATGCCGACACCCCAGGCCGAGGCTCCGACCATTGCTCCAACCGCGCCGATGGCCAGGACTGCCATTATGCAATCCCCCGCAATCTGTAACAGCCGCGCAGCCTGGATTGCCATGTCGCATCAAGGCTGTTTTCCACCACCCGCCCGACATCCTGGTAAGCATGGATCAGCATGACCGGATGTGTCGCGGAAACAATGGCGACGTGCTGCGGCTCTGAGCGGAATGCGAACATCATCAGGTCGCCGGGCTCGATCTCATCCTGTTGGATTTGATCGCAGTGGCTGGTGATTGCCGAGGTGAATATGCCCTGCGAGGGGATGCGCCCGTAACCAGCGATATCCGCCACCGGGTAACCAATCCGCTTCAGGGCACATACCACAACACCCGCGCAGTCCAGCCCGACACCGGGCAGCCGCCCCTGATGGTGGAACGGCGTGCCGAGAAAGGTGTACGCGGCCAGCACCAAATCGGAGCGGCTCATCTTCCCCCCGAAATCATTTGGTCCTGACCCGGCACATGCGGGAAACCGCGAAAATTCGCCACGTTGTTGAACTTGGTCTTGCAAGTTGTGAGCAGCTTGTCGCATCCCGCCGAGAGGCTGTAGGTGTCGCCGATCACCGTCGCATTGGGCATGGCCTGCTGGAGCGTAATGATTCCGGCAGCAGTGGAAGTTTTCACCTCCATCGAATAGGTATCGTTATCGCCGGATGTCCAGGTAATCAGGCCGCCATCGAAATAGCCATCCGCCTCAGTCCGCGCGGTATCGGTGAATACGCGGGCGCTGGTGGCGGTGGTGACTGCCCCGGTGACGGTATAGGTCGCCAGCGTAACCCCGCAGCGCGCATCCCCCAGCGCCGCATCGCACCCCGACGAATAGACGCGCCCGATGGTCTGCTGCAACGGCTGCATCATGCCGCGCAGTTCGGCCATAAAGTTGTGCCTGCCGGTCTTGATGTTGCCCAGCCAACCCTTGCGCAGCATCATGTGACCATCGGCCAGCGACAGGTAGTTGACGATCATGATCTCGACAGCAGCGAAATCCCACAGACCGGCCTGAATGTCCGCCTCGGTGATGGTGGAACTATCCAGCACCGATTGAACTTCCAGGTTGTCAACCGAAAAGTTCGAGGTCGTCTTGATGCTGCTGGGGGTATGGCCGGTCGCGGCCAGGTAGGTGGTGCCGGAATAAACCACATCCCGCGAATTATCAGTGAAGCCGAACACGGTCGCATCCGCGCGGGTGATCTTCCACAGTGTGCAGACGGTCAGCATCTCGCCTTGCAGATGCGCCTTCAGGTTGGCTGAGACGGTCTTCATACGCGGACTTCCACTATGGGAATCCCACCCCAGGAATAAGTCTGGTAAAAATCGATTGATGTTTTCATCTGGTCGATGTCGAAGCGGCACGGCACATCGAATTCGCCGGTCCACGAAGTGGGCGTGCCTGTCGTCATGGTGACGATGCCGGTGGTGTAGTCGATGCCGGAAACCGTGCCGCCGATAACGGCAACCGTGCCGGTCACAGGCTTGGTGATCTCGCGATCATGATTGTTCCCGGCGGTCGTGTATCGCTTGGTCATCTGGAAGTGCGTCGCGTCGATCGCGGCGAAGATGCCCTCGCTGCCGCTGACGGTGTAATCGGATTCGTCGCGGAAGCGGAAGCCGTTCGTCCGTCCTTTCATCACGCGAAAGAAGGCGATCAGGATATTCAGCTTGGCCTGCGACTTCACGCCGTGCGAAACATCGAATGCGCAGCGCGCGTCCTGCCAGTTGGCATTGCGCTGCTCGAAACCAGAGTTGACCGTGATCACGTCGGTGACAAAGCCCGGACCGCCGGTCGCGCCTCGGCTGATGTCGGTCGGGAATCGGGTTTCGATGAACGCCATCAAGCCCCCCTCATCATGGCGGTCTGGATGGACGCGCCGGCCATCGACGCGATCTGCTCCTGCGTGCGCCGGTCGGTCGGGGTGCTGACGGAAAAGTTGTTGATGACCGTGACTGATCTGCCCTGACCTTTATCATGATCGATCACTGTTTCGTTTGGATGCAGAATCGCCGGGAATCCCCCTCGTCCATCGATGCCGCCCGTGCGCGAACCGCCGCCGGTAAATCCGCCACCGGCGAAACTTTTCCCGCCGAACACGGATGCGGCGATGCCTCCGAGGAAACTGCCCGCCCCGCTGCCGGTTTTCCCCCAGCTGCCGATAGAGCCGAGTATCTGCGATGCCAGCGCCTCCGCCGCCATCTTGCGCAACATGATCTGGAATCCGTCCAGCATCCCGCCAAGCCCGTCCTTGAATGGATCGAACAGGAATTCGGAGAATGCGTCCTGAATGTTGCGCCCGGCCTGTTCGGCGAACGTGGTCATCTGATCGGTGGATTCGCCGAAGGTCTTTGCGTAGTGCTGTGCTGCTGTTTCCAGATCAAGCGAACCGGATTTTACCAATTCCAAATACCCTTCCCACGCATCCGATGCTTTTGCGATGGGGTCGAGATCGAAATAAATTTTCTGCGCCTCCAGCGCGCTGCGCTGGATTTCTGCATTCTGTTTTTCGAGCAACCGTTCCTGCTCTTTGCGCAGTTTTTCTGCGTCGCTCGCCATTTTCTTTTGCGCTTTTTCTGCGGCGACTGCCGCCGCCATCATGGGTGCAGCAATTTTTTTCCCCAGCGCAGGCGCATTGGCTTCGGCTTTCTCGGCCTCCGCTTCCCAGATTGCATTGACGTTGCCGACAGAGCTTTTAATGTTATCGTAGAAATCGCCACCGGCTTGCGAGGCGATGTCTGCGGCTTCGCGGAATCTGCCCGCGAACAATGCGACGGCGGCAGCAGCAACGCCGCCGAGATACTCGCCGAGCGTCTTGAATACGCCGCCGATAATCGTGCCGGCAGACATCATCAGTTTCAGGCCGGACGCCGCTGCTGTTGCCGCCTTCTCTAGTCCTCCCGCATTCGCGGCTGAATCAAACAAGCTTTTGCTTAAACCTTCCAAAGAAGGGAGCATGGCTTTCATGATCTGGTTGGCAAAGCCCGTTTTGACGGCGTTCAGCCGAGTCAGGTTATCATTGAATCGTTCCGCTGCGGCTGAAGATTCGGTGTCGAGCACCAGTCCGAGTTTGGCCGCCTCTTCATGCGCCGCCTTCAGCCCATCGGCACCCTGGTTGAGCATCGGGATCATCGCCGCGCCGGATTTGCCGAATAGCGCCACGGCAAGCGCCGTCTTGTTCGCGCCATCCTCCATGCCGCCGAACTTCGCGGCGATCTCGGCCATTACTGTGTCGGCGTTTTTGAGATTGCCGTTGCTGTCCTTGACATTGATGCCGAGCGCCTCATAGGCACGGATTGCTTCACCGGTGCCGATTGCTGCGTCGGCCATGCCCTTGGTAAGCTTCACCATCGACGCGCCGAGTGCTTCGCTTTCGATGCCGGATAATTTCCCGGCATACGCCAGTCCTGACAGGGTTTCTATCGCCACGCCGGAGGCCTGCGACATCTTGAGCATGGCATCGGCGGAATCGATGCTGCTTTTTACCAGCGCGCCGAAAGCGCGCACGGATAGCACGCCGACCAACGCTGCCGCCATCCCGCGCAATTTGCCCGACATGCCGTCGAGCGTGGATCCGAAGCCGCGCAGTTTGGCTTCGGCCTGCGCGGTGGCGGCGGTGATGGTGATTTTTGTTTCAGCGGCCATGGTCAGCGTCAGCGTCCGTTTAGTTGTTGCACCGCCGCGCGCTCCATTTCGCGCAGCCCGTCGAAAATGAATCCGCGCTCGTCCGGCTTGATGTTGTGCAGATCGAACAGCAATGGCAGCGCCTCGTACCGAAAACCGATCACACCGCCTTGGCAGATGTTGATCTGGGTGCCCATCCCGTCCAACACCAGGAAGGTGCGCCAGTTTTCCGCCCAGCAGCGCGTCTCTTCTGCGCCGCAGCCGATCATCTCCACGATCCGCGCCAGCAGGCTATTTTCGTCAGGTTTTGCGCCGCCGGAGTAATAGGCCTCGGCGACGCTGGTCAGTTTTTTAAGCGTTCCTCTTGCCAGGCTTTGAGGAATGCCAGATAAATCTGCACGTGCGTGCCGGGGTATTCCTGCAACAGCGCCTTGAGCGCGTCGCGGCTGTAGGCGGGCTCGATGCCCTGCCAGCCTGCGGTGAATTCGTCGATCATGTCCACCACCGAGGCCAGCCGCCGGGTGCGCCAGCAAAGCCGCAGATATTCGTTGGCGCGGCGCAGGCGCCAGGCGTTGACGGCGCGGGTGAGTATCATCAGTCCGGCAACACGCTTGCGGCGCAGTGCGCGGAAGGTGAAGCTCACCTCTACCGGCTCGGCCCGGCCGGGCATGTTGATCTGCACCGGCGCGTCGAACGTGGCATCCTGGTCGAGGACGATCACGGCTTAAGTCGCCCAGCTCGACGGGAAACCCAGCGCGCTGAACGCGACCGGCGTCTGTACGGTGCCGCCCTTGCTGCCGGACGGGGTCAGCGGCGCGCTGATGTAGCTGTAGAACGCGATCTTGCTGCCGTTGGAAAACGAGAAGCGGATCGCCAGCGGCGTCTTGGCGCGGCTGGCCGCCTGCAATGCCAGCAGCGCGGTGTCGGTCGGCAGGAATCGGTTGTTCG